ACCCGAACGGCAGCACGATCATGGTCGGCGGCATGGACCAGCCGGGGAAGTTCCTGTCCATGGACCTGGACCGGGTGCTGATCGACGAAGCCAACCAGGTCAGCCTGACCGCCTTCGAAACGCTCATGACCCGTATGCGCGGGTCGGCTGGCACGTACAAACAGATCGTCATGGCGACCAACCCGGATCATCCGGCGCACTGGCTGAAGGAACGCGCGGACTCGGGCCTGTTGCCCATGATGACCAGCGTCCATCTGGACAATCCGTATCTGTACCACCGCAACGGCACGCCGACGGAAGCAGGCGCAGACTACCTGAACGTACTGGCGGGCCTGACCGGCGTCCGCCGGATGCGGTACCGCGACGGCATCTGGGCTGCCGCTGAAGGCCAGGTGTACGACGACTGGAACGAGCAGCTGAACCTGGTCGACCCGTTCCCGGTGCCGGAAGACTGGCGCACGGTCTGGACCGTGGACTTCGGCTTCAGCAACAGTTTCGTCTGGCAACAGTGGCGGATCGACGGCGACGGCCGCGCGTACCTGACGCACGAGATCGCGCGCCGCCAGCGGCTCGTGGAAGACCACGCGCGGGACATCCTGGAACTGATGCAGGCCAACGGCTGGAAGCGGCCGGAAGCCATCGTGTGCGACCACGACAGCGAAGACCGGGCCACGCTGGAACGTCACCTGAAAATGGCGACCATCCCCGCCCGGAAGGCCGTGACGCGCGGCGTGCAGCTGACCCAGGCTCGTGTCCGTCCGGCCGGTGACGGGAAGCCACGGCTGATCGTGTTCCGGGACGCCACGCTTCGCACGGACCCGCTGGCGGCCACGGACAAGAGGCCACGCGGCTTCGCTGCCGAGATCGGCGGTTACGTGTGGGCGATGGAACGCGGCGCCGACGGTATCCCGAAAGAGGCGCCGCTGAAGCTGAACGACCACAGCATGGACGCGGGCCGGTACCTGGTGGCGTACCTGGACTGGCACGAAGACGCGAAGGTGGGGAATCCCGCGAAGGCGCAACAGCAGCAGACACAGCAGACCCAGGGTTCGGCCTGGTCGCGGCCGGTCGGTCGGTAGTTCCGACGGGGGTGTTGCATTGCAACCCCGGTCCATGTATCGTCTTCCTTGTCAGCAACACACCGGCAGGAAGAAGGAACACCATGGACGCCACCGTCACCGCCCCGATCGCCACTCTGATCATCCGCACCGCGATGACGTGCCTGGGCCTGGACGAGAACGACTACGCCACTGCCACCCGGCGAGACGGTTCGGTCAGCCTGGTGGGTCTGAACGACCAGGCGGACATCACGATCGTGGCGAACGAAGACAAAATCTGGGAAGCCACCGCGAAGGCGGGAAGCGCGTTCGTCCTGGCCTACGCGCACGGCTTCCCGGTCCTGAGCAACCGCCACGGGTGACCGGCCGATCCCGAGCAGCACCCCCTGACTTCGGTCAGGGGGTGCTGTCGTTGTGCCGCTAAGCTGGGGATGTACCGCACCGCCACCACCGGAAGGGGTCCCAGTGGCCACGAAGGCATTCGCCATCAACACCGAACCGCACGTTGCGACGGTCGGTGACCACGTCCTGAAGTTCCAGCCGGAAGTCATCGGCGCCGACTTCGCCCAGGCGTACGCAGAGCTGCGTACGGTCCAGGCGAAGGTCAAGGGGAACAAGGCATCCAGCACGAAGCACGCGAAGGAAGAGAACCTGGACCCGGCGGTCCTGGTGGAAGTCCACGACGCCATGCGTTCCTTCGTCCGGCGCTTCCTGCTCGAAGAGTCGTACGCGGCCTTCGATGCCATGCGGCTGCCGGACCGCATCCTGGTGCAGCTGCTCGAATGGACCGCCGAACTGTACGGCGGTGGTTCGGGAAACGACCGTGGTGGGTCGTCTTCCGAGTCCTGATCACTCTGGAAGACGGCTGGGACGAGTGGTTCGGTCAGCTGACGCTGACCGGGGTGGACCCGCGCCGGTGGGACCTGCACCAGCTGCTGGCCGCGTACGAAGCAGCCCTGAAGCAGGGTGCGAAGGACGAGTCCGCATGGCGTCGGGTCCACGGCCAGCTGTACGCGGAACCGGTCGAGGTGAAGAAGGAACGGGTGGCAGCGGCTCGTACGGCCGCCAGGCAGGACGAGCCACCGGCGCGCGGCGCCATGACGCTGGACAGCGTGGAAGCGCTGCTGGCGGGCGCAGCCGCCCGTGACGCGCAGTACGGCGCAGCATGAAGGGACCCCGTCACCACCTGGTGACGGGGTCCCTTCGCGTCCAGGGTCAGTCGGCCAGCTACTCTGACGCGGCCAGCCAGCCGTCCACGACCGCCAGCAGCACGTTCATGGCCGCGTCCGGGAAGTATTCACAGCCGCGCACCGGCCGGACGCCAGCGGCGCGAAGGACGGCCTTCAGTTCCCGTTCCAGGTCTAGCGCGGTGGTACCGGGAAGGCCGGTGGACAGCCGGACCCGCTCGGTGAAGCCTTCACCCGCGTGGTCGCCCAGACGCGGACGCGGGTCCCCGCTCGTGATGCCGAACTTCACCACACCGGCGCTCGGGTGCCGGACGACGTAGAACGCATCCCAGGTCTTGCCAGCGCAGACGCGGCAGATGCCCGTACCCTGCTTCACGCTGTTCGGGTACGGGGTCACTTCGTGGCCGACGGCGCAGCGCACCCGGTGCGGGCTGTGGTCGCCCAGCCAGCGGCCTTCCAGCACCGTCCCGCCCTGGGCGGCCACGGCTGCCTGGAAGCGGTCCCAGGCCACGTCGCTGCGACCCTGCCAGCACTTCAGGCAGATGCCCTGACGGGCCACGTTGACCGGCTTCGGCGTGCAGTCGTGGCCGACGACGCAGCGCACCCGGTGCGGGGTGTGGGCGCCGTTCCAGCGCTCTTCCACGACCGTCCCGCCCTGGGCGGCCACGGCTGCCTGGAAGCGGCCCCAGGCGGCTGCTGCTCTCTTCGTGTATCCATGCGTCATGTTGCCACCGTACCACAGATACGATGCGGCTGGATGCGACCGCCTAGACTGAAGCCGCACGCCTGGTGTTAGGCCGGTGCCCCTGATCGAACCTGGAAGGGGCACCGGTGGCGGACGAAGAGCTGGGCACAGGCAGTATCACGATCACGCTGGACGACAGCACTGCCGACGCTGCGGCCAACCGCCTGGGCGACCGCATCGAACGCATCCTTGACCGGGCCAGCCGTGACGCTGGCCTGCGGATGGAACGGAACATCAAAGCAGCCATCCGGCGCATCAGCCCGGTGTCCGTCCGCGTGGAAGCGGACCTGCGTGCCTTCGGCCACAGCATCGACACGCTGAGCAACTTCGACGCGGTCCGTATCCCGGTGGACCCCGACGTGGACCGGGCGCAGTTCGAAGCGGCCATTGAAGCCGTTCTGGCGGGCCTGGAAGTGTCCGTGCGGGTGGTGCCGGACCTGGACGGCTTCGACGCGGCCATTCGGTCGCACAACGCGCCGTCCGTGGACGTCAACGTCAACGCGGACACCGACCGCTTCGGCGCCGCGCTCGGGCGGCTGGGCGGCATCGCGGGACGTACCGGCAAGGCACTGACCGGCCTGCTGGGGTTCGGCGCCGTCGGCATCGCGGCGGCCAGCGCGGCATCATCCATCGGCGCTCTGACGGCCGCGCTGGCGCCCGCCGCTGGCCTGCTGGCGGCCGGTCCCGCCGTCATCCTGGGGTACCAGGCCGCGCTGGGCACGCTGAAGCTGGCGCTGTCCGGGGTGTCCGATGCCTTCAGCGCAGCACTGACCGGCAGCGCTGAAGACTTCAGCAAGTCGCTGGAAGCCTTGTCCCCTGCCGCCCAGGCCGCTGCCCGCGAAGTCCGCGCGCTGAAGCCTGCGTTCGAAGAGCTGAAGACGTCGGTCCAGGATGCGTTCTTCCAGCAGATCGAAGGCGACATCACCCGTACCGCTTCGGCCCTTCAGGGTCCGCTGCTGTCCGGCCTGACGAACATCTCGTCCGCCTGGGGCAACGCGGCGAAGGGCGTGCTGTCGTACGTCCAGTCCGCGACCGGTGTTGCCAACGTGCAGTCCATCCTGGGCGCTACCCAGCTCGGGGTGGAAGGACTGGCGGCCAGCACCGGGACGCTTACCGCAGGATTCCTTCAGGTCGCCGCGTCCGTCTCGGATGCCTTCGGGGAACGTCTGGGCAACGCCATCGGCGGTGTCACCGAGCGCTTCGGCGTGTTCCTGTCCGAAGCCGCGTCGTCCGGCGAAGCGGTCGCCTGGGTGGACGGCGC